CCATAATATTTTTCGTAACTTTTATTGCTTATATATTTTCCATCTATTTCAGAAGTTATATAACTTCCAATATATGGTTCTTCTTTCATTTTAGTGCCTGGAGCTTTTGATGTAGTCTCGCTGAACGCTGCTCTACCCATTGCTGCTTTGAATTTAATCTTCTGTTTGATAGCCATGTTTCTCCTTTTTGCGGTTGTACAACCTCTTGGATTGTATCACTTTTGGTTTGTAAGTTCTAGACCTTAGATTTTTAGCAATTGGGTTAAACGATGTCTTTAGCTTTACCAATAATTGGTTTATATTTAGTTTTTCCTTCACTTTTATAGGCCCATAGGTAAGATGCTCTTGGTGTTCCTTCAACCCAACTAGCATGAATCCACCCGCTGTTAGGCTCACCTGGAGTGTAAAACTCAAGGATCAGCTGATCTGGCTGAAGGTTAGATTTTATCCAATCAAACAATTCAGCGTTGTCTACGCCAATACATTCGAAATCACAAGCCTCAGCTTTTGCATGTTGGCTGTTCTGACTCGAACCTATGGCTAGGCACAGCTCTACGCTACGGAATCCGCTAGTCACTTTTACCCTGCCAAAATGATCACGCACTGGTTGAAGTATGTTTTCGCATAGTGCTTTTAATTTTTCTATTTGTTCTGCATTAGGATTGTTATTTATTCCCTTTCTTATTGCAGTGTCTGATTTAGTTAGTTCTGATAATGTAAAATTACGACTTAAGTTCATTTTTTTCCTCCATTTGATAAAACATTTTGTCCGAATCTTCTGTCACAAATTTCGGATTTTCTGCATCCCAGTAAGTAGTTTGCACTTTATAGTCAGGCCAATCGTTATCAGTAGTGTAGCTATTAACATGCCACAAAATGCGATTATTAGGCTGAGCTGCAAAATTCCCGTTAGTAAGAGCCAGTATGTGTGCACACTTATGTTCTTGAGGAATTTCAGAGTGCTCCACGTCCAAGATATTAGTATCTGGATGGGCCCAATCAATAGTGAATAAATACTGTCCATGATAAAACTTTTTATCAAGCCCCAAAAATTTGCCATCTAAACCAGCCAACCAATCAAACTTATGAACACTAGGCCAATAACTAAAACAGTTCCACAACTCCAATTCGTGCAACGGCATATTCGGCACCTTATCTGCAGAAAATCCTTTCTGTACAAACGCACATATAGGCAAACGCCAATAGCACGCACCATTGGGAAGCATAATGTGAAATAGTAATGAACGACCTGGAATGGAAGCCATGCCAAAGATAACACAGTCACGAAGCTGTCCTTTATTTTCTTTAAGATCATATAAATATTCTCTTCTTATTTGACAATAAACAGGTGGAATGTTTACATTCAAATAAGCCATTACTCAATAATTAATTTTTTAATACTTTTGCTGCCATCTATATTCAATTCTAATTCTGCATTACCAGTCCAGCATTTATACATGACAGATTCTGAGTATTGTCTCTCAGCCTGGCGTTTGCCGCGTAAACATGCTGCCATCGATTCTTGTATACGTGCCTCCTTAATTTCTGCATTTACAAACATCAAAAGGGCTACCACAGACTCTATCATTGTGAATAACTCCCATTACCATTTGTATACTTCATTTCTCTGTTAGCATCTTTTAGTTTTTCAATATCTTCTAAAGCTTTTGTAAGCTGACCTTCAATAAATTCAATTTTAATTTTATTACTCATGTTCATTTCTTGATTTTCTACTAATTTTTCTACTTGTTTGTACAGATCTTCGATAAGCATGAACTGCTCAGAATCAGCGGGCAATGAACCTAGTTGCCCACGTGGCCATTTAATTCTAAATTCAGTATTCTCCTCAAGATCTTTTTCCATTAATTGTAATCTTGTTGCGTGTTGATTCAACTTCTCTATCATCTGAAAATAGCCCATGGTGCCGAGTGCTACGATGATAATCAAAGAGGCAACCGTCTTCATAGGCATTTGCACGGCCGCCTCTTCAGATATGTTGAGTGGTTTGTTAGACATAAATTACCTTGTCCATAACCATTCTACTAGCTTTTTCCAAGGCCAGCATATGATTTTCCAAACCCATTTAATAAGTTTTTTTACCATATCTTTTTCCTCCTTTATAATCGGATGAGTGCAATTTCTACAATCGCAATCAAAACCGATACATTGGTTAGTGTTAATATATTGTCCTATTCCTTTACAATGACAAGGATGAAGACACAATGTACATTTTAGCACTTCCATCGTCTTCTCGCCTGTCTTAATCTTGAATTGGGATCTTTTGCAGCTTTAGGGAATTTTTTCATTTGGCCGGCACTTCTTGCACAATATGATTTTCTTCTTGAAGCTCTTTTACCTGTTGGGTTCTTTTCGGTTACTGCGGTTTTTAACTTTGAACCTGGGTTTTCTCTTCTATAACGAGCGACTCCTGCCTTCGTCATACCTGCACCACTTTTCGTGGAGCGAAAATATTTTTTAGTTTTAGGCGGCTGTTTGTCTGCTTTTCTTGGCATTTATATTTTTTACTATTTGCTTTTCCTTTTTGCAAAGGTTTTTACGTTGGTTGGTTTTGGTCCTGTATTTCCTGCTGCTCGTTTTCTTCTGACGGCGGAGGCTTTTTGCGATTTGCTCATAGATCTCGCTTTCGCTAGGGGCACGCACTTCGGATATTTGCGCTTTGACCCTTTTGATCTCCCGCAAGGTTGGTACTTTCCGTCCTTTTTTGGTGCGCCAATGTCTACCCATTTTTCGGCTACCCATTTTCTTAGTCCACCTTTGGCCATTAGTATTTCTTTGTCTTCTTTCTTCTTTTGACACCGCCACAACCTTTGGCAATGCCTCCTTGTGAATAACTAGAGTTTTTCTTACGAGATTGTGAAGTAGCGTTGACACTACCTCCATCAGCTTTTTTCTTCCTACCACCAGGTACTATCTTACCACTACAAACACCACTTGCATACATATTTGCGTAGGCAGAAGGGTATACTTTGAACTTCCTTTTTGCCGCAGCTTTTCCTTTAGCACATAATTTAGCCATCTCTTTTTTCGTTACACTCCTTACAATAACAGATTGCACATTCACACATACAAGATATTTCTGCGTGGCAGATACATCCGCAGTATTCACATTTATCTGTCATTACTTTTTCTTTACTCTTCCGCCTTTTTTCATGAAACCCATTTTGTTTCTAACGGCAGTAGGTAATTTTTTAAGTCCTTTGTTTTTTGGTGGGACTGGTTTTAATTTTTTCATTTTAACTCCTATCTGAATTAATATTTTTTAGTTTTTCAAAGCTTCGGATTCCGGACATTCCTAAGAGAGCCATGACAAGCGGGAATAAAGTCGCCATATCAAGTTCCGGAAGCGGTGCATGTTCTATACTGAAAGCTGCCAGTAAGAACATGATAAACTGTTTTAGTACATATTCCCAAAGAATAGCTAGAGCACAAGACATGCCAATAAGAGGACGCCAAGAACGCTGCATAATACCGCCAATACCTTTGGCTTGGCTTTTAGCATCTGCCAGGTTGATGTCCATTTGTTTCTTATTGAGCTCATTTTCAAGTTCTTTAAGTTTATTTTTAGCATTTAATTTTTCCTCCTCGGATGTATGTACAGAATCAATAACTTTTCCTACGGTTTCAACTAGTGAACCACCAAGAAGTTTATTTAGTACCATTTTGCTTTACGCTTTTTTTCTGCAAGCATTCTTTTTTGCCCGCCAACTTGGACTTCTTGTGTTTCTTGAGGGTTGGTCATTTCAACTTCAACGCCACCCTTCTTATAACCGTCCTTATCGACAAACATAGAATGGTCAACAGATCTTTTTTCGCTACTTTTCATACTGCCCCCTTTTTAATTTTATGTTTATATTTTTTATCCATGTTAATTACCAATTATCTTCATGGAACCCACGCCTTGCTTTGCTAAAGACACGCCTGCACGTAGTTTAGCATGAACATCTTCTTGTTCAAGCTCTTGTTCTTTGAGAACTTGGTCTTGAAGAAGTTTTGCACGGTCAATTTCAGCTTGCTCTTCATCATTTTTTGCTTTTCTAGCGTTTTCTTGTGCTTGTAAGTCTAGTTCACGCTCTTTTAGCTTGGTTAATGGGTCATTATCCGGTGATGAAGTGATTTTTGACTCTTCTTCCATGAAGTCTTTTGTCATTTCAGCAATTAATTTTGATTTTCTTGCCTCAATTACGACCATAATCTGTTCAATTTGTGGTTGGAACTGTGGGTTTTGTTGTAATGTAGCCTGCATTTGTTGCATTTGTACTAATTCATTAGCAAATTCTAACTGAACTTGCTCTTGAGCCATCAAACTAATGTGTTCCAAGATATTTTTCTGTATGGAAGCCATTACAGCAGGATTATTTCTCACAATATTTGTACCCATAAAGTTTAAGTGAGCATCAATATGTGATTTGTGGTCCTGTTTTGGGAAAGCTTGGAATTTTTTTGCTGTCATTGCTAGAATATGCTCTTGAGCAGGGTCGATAGGTGCAGGTGGTTGAGGTGGTGGTAAAATCAAATCAACATTTTTTACACCAATTGCTTCATACATACTTCTATAAGCTTGATACAAGTTATGAATTTGTGGATTTGTTTGTGCCAACTGTAGTTGTGTTTGCGCCAAACTAATTCTTTGAGCTTGTGAGAATATATTTGGATCAGCAATAGGTAGAATATCTACACGCTCATCAAAATCTTGTTGCTTAATAACTCTTTGTCCACCAACAACATCATAAGGATATTCTCCTGGTAGATATAAACTGAAAACTCTTGCTAGTAATTGAAACTCTTGTTTCATCGCTACATACATTCTTTTGTGTATAGCAGACATCACACGAGAACCTCGCTCTAGTAAAGCGATGGTTGTACCTACGGCAGCTCCCTGGTTTCCGTCACCCACTTGCATATCAGCAATGCACGCGAAACGTTGACCGGCGTTTACAACAATACCCATCAATTGTAAAAGTGTTGATGAAGGCTCTTTGAAAGGTAGAGGTAAAACTCCTTCACGTAGACTTCCGCCTGGGGCATCTACATCTCTCCACTCACCAGGTTGTAGTGGTTGTGCATCATCTCGTACACGAAGACCTCTTGTCTTAAATCCCGCAGGTAGGTTTGCTAGGGTTCCCGCATCAATTAGTTGGCGCAACGCTGCGGTTGCAGTTCTACTAAGTCCGCCAATCATATGAATTAAACCAAAGCCATAGAAGCCAAGTCCTGGGAGGAATTTAAAGTGTACAAAGTAATTGATGCGGGATTCTTTTACATCATCAGGAGCGTAGTTTCTCTTGATAGATAGAACTTGACGACTTCCTTCTTCAATCGTTACGATGTAAGGAAGTTTGATTCCTGTTGGTTCGCCTGTTTCTTGATTCATATCTTCAAACCCATCCAGGTCTAAATTCACATGACATTCCAACAATGTATACATGTCCGGATTTTCTTCCGAACGTCGAATACCTTCTAACTCTTTTTCTTTTTCATCAATATCGTCATTAAAGATTTCTGGATCACCTAAATCAATATCACGATAAAAACCTCCCACCTGTTGTTTTCTCAAATCATTTTTTGAGATTTGAATTTTGTGAATGATAGCATCTGCATCATCTAGCGATGTCGCCGAGTACGGAACTAGCAAATCATCTGCTGGCACAAACTTCGATGTGGCTCGACCCAGTAAGGAATCGTAGTATATTTTTTTAAAGGTCGAGCCGGATAGAGGGAGATAGAACAACATTTGATCGAACTCCGGTTCATACTCCGGCATGTCGATCATCAATTCATAATTCATAAATTCTTTTACACGTTCTGCTTGCTGTTCTTTTTGTGGAGAAGGTGCTCCCACTTGTTGTGTTCGTACAGGTCCAGAAGCAGGAAGTAA